ATGACTTTGGCTGATTTGTCCTTGAATTAAATCCAGCACCTTGTCTGCTTGTGCTTCGCTGGTCCCACGCACCCATGCCGTCCAATCACTTGTATTGCCAAGTTTGTCCACAATTCTTGCTCGGTAAAACTGCGTAAGATTGCCTTGCAAGCCTGTGATTTCGTGTTTATTGGTGGGGTAGGCAAAGGTGCCCAGGGTGGTGATATTGGAGCGACCATCAGGAGACACTTGGATTTCTGTGAAGTTGGTATCATCAGAGCCCTTGTTGAACACCCAAGCCAAATCCATGCCAAATAATTTACCTTGAACATTTAAACGAGCAATTTTGGGTGGTCTGCCTGTTTTGCCTGCAATGTGGGTTAATTGGCTAGATGTGGCGAGACTTTCATTATCAAAACTGTCCACAGCTCGCACTCGTGCCAAATAAGCCCCTGCATATACCCCATCAATATCCACGCTTTGCCCTGCCACTTTGGGTAGGGTTTGCCAGTTGCCGTCATCTTTTCGCCACTCCACAATGTAGGCAGTAGCCCCTTGAACCTGCTCCCAATTGATTGTTAGGGTTGTTACCGCTTGCCCTTGATGGGTGCGGGTGTTTGCCATCAAGGTTACGCTATTTGGGGCGGTGATTGGTGTGGCTTTTAGCACAGTCAAAGGTTCTTGGATGATGTTTGCCCCACTATCCACCACGTCATATTTTTGTCGTGCGTATTGCAATGCGGTGATGTCAAAGGTGGCGTCATCGTTTTGGGCAATGCTTAAAATGCGAAACTGCATGAGCTTTAAATCATCAGAGATGATTGCCCACACATCATCTGTTTGCCCTATGGCTTTATCTAGGGTTAAGACAGTATTGTTCACGGCAACAATTTTAGCCGTTTGCACCTGTTCAGCTGTATTTAGTGTGATGGTGTCGCCCACTTTTCCTGCTTGGCGGTCAAGGGTAAGCTGTTTGGCTTGGGCATTGGTAGAGACAATCCGCCCACTAATCGCTCGCCCGGCAAAGATGTCATCGGCAATATTGATGACTTGCCCCACTTGCGGAATAAAACCCATCAAGCCTGTTTTAAAGCTGACCGTTTGGGTTTCTAATTGCTCAGACTTTAACGCCCACAATCCTGCTCTTTGGGCTTGCCCCTTAGACGTACAACCCCATGCAGCGATGTCAAGTTTTTTAATGCCGTATCTGGCGATGGCTTGTTCATCTGCCACAGGTTCATACTCAGTTTTATACTCATTATCAGGATTAGACCACGCCACACTAATTAGCGTGTGGCGGTCTCTTGCTCGTGTGCCTTGATACACAAACTCACCACCGACCACATTGGCGCGGCTAAACGTATAGATAGGGTCTTTGGGTGTGTCGGCATCCACCACGATGTTGCTACCGTCCCAAAAGCTCATGCCCCGAAATACCGAAGCGATGTTTTGCAAGACCAAGTAAGCATCTTCGGCTTTTTGAATATAGACATTAATGGCAAAGCGTGGCTCCCTGCCGCCTTTACCGTCATCAACCAGCTCATCACAATATTGTCCGATTTGATACAATCGCCATTTGTCCACCAATCCTGATAGACGCTCGCCTAAGCCATAGCGTTTATGGGTGCAAATGTCATAATAGACCCAAGCAGGATTATTAGAATATGCCATTTTAAACGTACCGTCCCATAGTCCATTGTATTGGCGAGTGTCGGCATTGTAATTGCTTGGCACTTGGATAATCTTGCCCTTTAAGCGTACGGCGATTTTAGCAATGTTGCTAAATGTCTTGGCATTATAAGACAGACCCAAAACAGCGGTGCAAGGATAAGCCAATTTGGCATCAATAATCTCAGTCAGTGCGTCAATGTGGACAGTATCACTGACCAAATCGCTGTTGCGGTTGGGGGTGATACGCCGTACTCGGATTGTCCAACGTTTTGCCGTCCCTGCACTCGGCAGGTCAATACGGTGCGATTTTTTATAGCCTGCACTTGATTTGCCCCGCACGGTTTGGCGAACAACTTCAATAAAACTGCCACCGTCCGTTTGTACATCAATGGCATACTCAATGGCATAGCCCTTAATGTTGCCATTATTATCTTGCTCTCGTAGGGCATTGAAGTTGAGACGAACACGCACAGCAGATAATTCACGGTTGGTTATGGCTTTAACCCACGGACGGTCATGGCGTAACTCCACGCCCACATTGGTTTCATTCTCAACAGCAGGAAAGCCTGCAATGTGTGTTTGATTGAGCGTACCTGCCCGAAACTCCCAATTTACCCCTGTAAAATTAGGTTGTCCGTTATCATTGATGAGCGGTGTGCCATCTAGCTTGATGGATTTGCCCCCATCTGCCAAGCCGTAAATTTCTCCTTCACACAGACCATATAGAGCCTTAAAAGTGTCTTGGGAAACTAAGGTGTCAGGGGCAATGTGGGGGCGATGGGGTTGTTTTGAGCCTTTTTTTGAGCCGTGTATTAAAGATGAGTTATTCATAAGTTTTTCTTGACAGGGTTTATTTTTGTATATACAATAATTAAAAACAACGTAATTATAGGCAAACTATGCCAATCAGTTATGATGAAACCAAGCGGTTAACCAATATTGACAAACATGGCATTGATTTTATTGGTTGCGAGACAATTTTTGATAATCCAATGTTGACCTATGAGGATAACCGTTTTGACTATGGTGAAATGCGTTTACAAAGCTATGGTATTTTAGGCAATCAGGTGGTGTTTATGGTATGGACTGACCGTGAAAAACCACACATCATATCCATTCGCCCTGCCGACAAACAAGAAACTAAAAAGTTTATTAAAGCCATTTATGGATAAGCTGATTATGAAGAAGACAACATGCCAACCACCAATAGACCCCCAAACTTTGCTTGCCAATGCCCCTAATAGTGTAGATAAGGGCGATGAACAATTTGACTGGAATAATGCCATCATCAGCCAAAATTATGCTGATTTAAAAACCAAACTTGGCAGACCAATAAGTGATAAGCCAAAGCAAGCCATCAGCATTCGTTTTGATAGTGAGATTGTGGAATATTTTAAATCCCAAGGCAAAGGTTGGCAAACCGCCATGAATAATGCCTTAAAAGAGTGGATTAAGACACATTCAGTTAACACCTAAGCTACGCCTTATCTTCCGCATAAATCCCCGCACTGCTGATAAATCCACCCACATCCCACTTGCCATAAAGTAGGGGTACAGGATTGCCCTGTGCCACGGTGGTAACTGCACCACCAAAGCCATTATTAGGACGGTTGCCATCTTCGTTCATGGGGTCAAGTTTGGGGGTGGGCATCAGTAGGCTTGACACCCCACCAATTAATAATCCTGCACCTGCACCAATTAACGCCCAGTTGGTTACCCCTGCCACCAATCCCACCCCACCAAATGCCCCAAATCCTGTGGCGATGAGTGCCACTCCTGCAATGACTTGAATCCAACCTAGGGTTTTGCCACCACTACCGATGACTTTTGGGACAATATGGATATGACCTGCGGTGGTGATGTTATCTAGCTCTTGCTCGTTGATGTTGGTTTGCTCATTGCGTTTTTTACCGACAAAGATGGCAAAGCGATAGCCTAAGTTTTCACTGTCTGCCATAAATTGCTTAAAGGCTGGAATTTGGCAGGCAATCGCATGGCAGGCTTCTTTGGCACTTTGTACGTTAAGTTTAAAAAAGCGTCCAAACTTTTTAGCGAGAATGCCGTGCAGCTCAATCGTTTTCATTCATCAGCTCCTTATGTCTGACAATCATCGCTGTGCGTTTGTGCCAGCTCTCCCCATATATCTCACGCACACTCAATCTGCCGTGCGGGTGATGTAAAACAAGGCAATCACCCACACAGTCAGGGGTGGTTTCTGATTGTAATTTGCCATCACCAATAAAGATTAAGGCGTGATTGACGTGGTGTGTGCGACCAACACGACACAAAATCACATCGTGCTTTTGGGGTGTGCCTGTTACCACTTCAAACCTAGCTTTTTTAAAATTATTCTCATAAAGTGGTTCGTGGTCTTTGTCTTCCCACCACTCATCAACACGCTGAAAGTCAGGCAGAATGATGTTAAGCTCACGGTCATAATAATCCTGTACAATCCCATAACAATCTTGTGTGCCATGATGATACTCACGCCCGAGCAGTGGGGTGGTGTAGATGGTGGGTTTATGACATTTGATGTCAAAGTATTCTTGACCGTCTGCATGAACACCATAAGCACAGATTAGCCAATCCACCCCATGTAAGCCCATTTGAACTTTGTCCACTTCGGAAGGCTCGGCATTGCCGTTTGGGTGAGAGTGGACAATGGCTTGAATGTCGCCCAAAGCAGACAGTTCAATAAATTGCACAGGGTCAATCTCAAAGGTGTCAACAGGATTAGGGGCGATGTTGTTACAAGGATGATAAGTGCCATTAATGACAAGTCCACAACATTCAGATGGATAAACGGCTTTGGCGTGGGTGATGATGGCGGATTTTAGTTGTTTGGTGAGTTTCATTTTTTTATCCAATAAAAAACCGCCATTAGGCGGTAGGGTTGGTGTTTTTTGAATGATGTTTTTTAGGTTTAAATTGACTTGGAATAAAATGCACCAATATGTTTTTGTAATCATCATAGTCTAGCGTTTCATCATCAATCAATACATCAAGAAATTCATCGCTAAGATTTAAGCAATTATCAATATTGGTATTTTGCAAATAAACATCTAAATTTAATACACTCTCATATCCTATACTGCCAACATCAGTATCAACATCGTAATCATTAAAGTGGCGTTCTGATAAGAATTGATTCACTAAATGATTGATACGCATCAACTGATTGTAAGAGATATTGACTTGCTTTATGTCAGCAAGTGTTTTTTGGGTAAACTTTGGTTGCATTGGTAAATCTCCACTTAGGCATTTTATGATACATCGGTTAAAAACTTGACACATCAAGACCCAATCAAACTACTGGCAGGAAACCCACCAAATCTTTGTTCATTGCCCCGCAATTTGCACTCAAACAATCTGCCACTGCATTTGTCTTGCTCGGGGTCATCGGTAGGCTTACCATCAATGGTAAATCGCTTTGTGTCTGTATAATTACATTCTTCCCCACGATATTTGCCACAGACTGCCCAATGGCAGAAACTGGTGATTTGCCGAAAAGGGAGTTTTCGTCCTTCAAAATCCGTAGGGTTCGCCAGCTCAAAGGTGGTGGTGGCATTAATACTGCTTTCGTTGGTCTTTTGTTCAATATACCAAAGAGAGGTGCGGTAGTTTTGTTCGTCTGCTTGGCTGTTTGGGTTATCTAAGTACTCAGCTAAGGTATGAATGACAGTCAGCCTTGCCCCTGCAAAATCACCAAACCGCAAACACAGCAGTCGCAATGCTTGTGGCACACCACCGATGTCATTATGTATGGTGATTGTGGGCATGCTTGCTTTGCCATCGCCACGCACTTCCAAGCCTTCGGCAGTGATGGCAATAGGAATAAACTCTTGACCTTGCCAGATGATTTTGCCATCATTGTCGCTGTGGGCGTGTCCATGAAAACGGTAAACATCACCGCCTAATTTGCGAGCATCTAATTCGTACAAGGTGATGAAACCTTGTACACTGGATTGTTGAATGTTGCTGTTAAAGCTCATTGTATGACCTTGTTTAAAAGTGATGACTTGCAGTTTTAAATCAGTTATGATAAATTTACGTAGTAAATTTTAATGAACAATCATCATCGCCATGAAATTCAAACCCAAGTATTTAACTTGGGTTTTTATTTGTTTGCTTAAATGGGTTATTATGCTTAATGATACTTAGCCAGCAAATTAAGTCAGCTTTGTGCATCAGTGCTGTCTTGTTCATTGCTGATTGGGTCATTGACTGGCTCAGCATTGGTAGGTGTATCATCTGTGGACTGCTCGTCTTGGTCTTGCTTGGCGGGCTTTGGCACAAGGTCAATGCTAAACTGATTATCTTGATAAGCAACCATCAGCTTATCAGCATAGATGCCTTGGTATTCAAGTGTATCAAGCTGACCACTTGCCCAATGAATGATGTCAGCGGTTAGGCGAGACACACGGCGAGTACGCCCTTGATTGGCTTTATTGGTGGTAATCTCAAAATCCCCTGTGTCGTCTGAATACTCAATCTTGACAATACTGGCATCATCACCGTGGGTGTTTTGCCAGGTTGAGACTTGGTAGCCAAAGGCGGTTAAAATATCAAGCTCGGTGGTAGAAAGTGTTTTAAGTGTTTTGGTAGTCATGGTTTTGCTCCATTAAAAAAGCCCCAAAGTGGGGCGGTTAAAATTGGGTTTGGCCGAAGTTGGCCAATAAATTATATTGTTTAAAAACAATTACTTGTGTTTTTGGCTAATGTTGGCCATCAATCAAAATTGGCTTAAAAAACTTGTTCAAATTTAAGAGAAATCTGCCAAAAATTCCCCTTGCGATGACTGACTTGATACTCTTGACAGACATATTTAGCGGTTACACCATGTGGGTTGGTCCATAAAAAAGGCTTAATTCCTTGGTGTTCATCAATGAAGTCTTGAATGGGCTTAATCACAGTTGCCCAGTCGCCTGTTTTTGAGCCACTCCAATCAGTACGTTTGTTGTTAATGCCATGACTGACACGCTGAGCATAGCCATCACCGAACTGGGTTTTGGTTACATTGTGGCGAACATCGGCAGAAGCTCCCATGTTCATTTGCCATTTGAAGGTTTTGATATTATCTGCCATACAGCAAACCCCCTTGTCTACGTTCTTTTTGCAATTCAGCTTGGACGGCTAATTTAATCGCATGACCCAAGTTTTTACCCATGTCATGACTGGACTGCACATCGCCACCATCGCTATTTACGGTTACATTTACATTGATAACCTGCCCACTACTATTGCTTTGCAGACGGTTTAAGGTGTTATCAAGGTTTTGGGCGGTGTGTTTGGGTAATACTCTCTCGCCTTTTTCAAGATTCCAAGTGCCTGACTTTGGGACGGACATAATGCCATCGTGGGCTTGTCCGACTGGCATGGCAATGGAGCGAATGTCATTGATAATACCCATGCCCTGTGATACCGCTCCTGCGATTATGGGAATGTTTTTAGGAAAGCCTGTTTTACTTGCTTCGGCAATATTTGCTTTTAAAGCGATGATGGCTTTGGCAATAGCAAAGCCTTTTTCCATCGCAAACATCGCCCGATAAATACCACTTTGCTCCCCAAAAAATGACTTGGTCATACCACTTATGCCATGAAATACGTTTTGATAACCATCTAGCATTAGATTAGTTTTAGCAGCCAAATAGACTTGTTCAGCTTGCTGTCGTGCTTGTTGAGCTTGTAGCTCTACATTTGTATGAGAATCTTCGTAATCTTTAATGATTTTAAGCCTGTCATCCAGCTCTTTTTGTAACTTGGCAAGGGGCGATAGCTCACCCGCCATGCTCTTTGTCATATCATCAAAGGCGTTTTTTGTGTTGGCTTGGTGTTGCAAATGTTCAAGCTTGGCAATGGCAGAACGTTCACGAAGCAACAACATATTATCCGCACCACTAAAAGCTCCGTTTTGCCAATCATAATCAAACTCAGCAAGTTTTGACTGATTGCCAAACAAATCAATCTGCTTTTGCAAACTGTCATAATTAGACTTGGAGCGTTCATTGGCTTGGGCTATTTTGTTTTGCTCTTCTAGGGCTTTATTAAATGCCATTTGTTCGGCTGTTTTGGCTTTTAAATTGTCCAACACATTATCAGCAACCCCTTTGTATTTGTTGGTGTGAATGATTTCCCATTCCAGTAGTTGCAATCTATCAAATCCATGTGTGGAGATTTCTTTATGAATACCAGCAATCTCATCAAGTACAGTCTTGTTGCGTTCTAATTGGTGTTTTTGAGCAGTCAAGGCTTCAAGTTCAGCAGTATTTGCCCCCTTATATTTGCCAATACCAATATCATATTTTAAGGCATTGATGGGATTGTCATTGCCAAATAAAGCAATTTCTTTTTTCAAACCTGCCACAGCATCTGCGACTGTTTTTTGAATGTTATCCGCCATTTTCTTGGCTTGTTTGACAGCCTTTGGTGTGGCTTTTTTAATGCCTTGTGCCATACCTTCGGCAGTATGTTTGCCAAGTTTTTTCATTTTTCGGCTAGGCGAGTGAATGTCAAGGGCAGACTTGACCGTTTGATAGACTTTATTTGCCATATCACGAGCGACATTTAGTGCTTCGCTCATTTTGCCTTTTACGCCATTAATAAAGCCCTGTATTGCATCTCGTCCTGCTTGTAGTAGTTGGCTACCAAGATTTTTAAACGCTCCTACGATATTGCCTATCATGGTGCGAATGATACTGACAGCATTAGTCAAGCCTGTACGGATTGCACTTGCCACACCTTGCATATCTCCACGCACCAATGCCTTGATGACATTAAAAGTGGTGGTGAAGGCATTTTTAATTAGGGCAAATCCTGCGTTAAACACACTGGCAAAGACAGTTAGCCCTGCGGTAAATATGGCTTTTGTGCTGTTTATCCATGCTGACAAATACGCCTTAATACCTTCAAATACCACACCAATCAGGGGCTTTAATTCGGCAAATTTCGCCTTGACAGTATGACCAAATTGCTCAAAAATCGGTATAACCTTACTCATTGCCCCATTGATAAAATCAGAAACGCCTGTAAAAATAGATTTAATATTTTGTACCGCTTCTTGAACAGGGGCGGGCAATCCATTAAAAATTTCAGTCGCCTTGGTTTTGACTTCATCCCAGTTTTTATACAATGCCACACCCACCGCAATCAATGCAGTTACCCCTGCTATCACAGCCGTTACAGGAAAACCAAGCATGGCAAGGGCAGAGCCAAACGCTCCTACCATACCCACAGCAGATGACACCGCAGAGATGACACCACTTATCATTGTGGCAAAAAATCCACCTATGGCAATGATTGCCCCAAAACCACTTGTAACCGCAGTAAACGCAAGAGCAAGACCGCCAAGCGTTGCCACAAAACCAAGCACACCTGCCGTTACTGCCGTAATGGTGGCGACAAGCTCTGGGTTATTACTGGCAAAATCTGTCATAGATTGTAAAATCGGTGTCATGGCTTGCATGACATTATTAAGTGTTGGTAAAAATGCACTGCCCAAAGCAATTTTAACAGCAGTGATATTATTACCAAAAGTTTGCATTTGTGCTTGTGTTGTGCCTGCCATACCTTCAAATTCAGCAAGCATAGAGCCTGCATAAAAGCTGGCATCTCCCATGGCTTCTAAATTTTTTCGTAATGTTTCGGTATTGTCCACATATTGAGCAATAATTGGCAAAGCTTCTGTACCAAATATGTCATTGATGGTTGCTACCTGCAAATCTTTGGGTAACTTCTTGATGCGTTCAATCACATCTAAAAATGTACCCATACTGTCAATTTGCATATTTTTAGCGACTTTCTCGGCTGATAATCCTAATTGGTCAAAGGCTTCTTTTTGTGATTTGGTTGCACCTGCTCCTTTGGTCATGTAAATCATCATATTTTTAATGCCTGTTGCTGCTACATCAGGCTCTACGGCGGTGATTGACCCTGCTAACGCTGCGATTTGGTCAGCTGATACCCCTGCAATACCACCAAGTGAACCAATACGCTGTACCACTTCCAAAACCTTGTCGGCAGCATTCGGTGTAGTATTGCCTAGATAGTTGATTTTATCAGCCAATGTCTCAACTTCGTCTTGGCTCATTTTAAATGCCACTCGCATTTCTGCCATCGCTTGTCCTGCTTGTTCGGCGGTAATGTCAAATGCCACACCCATTTTTACTGCCGATTCAGTAAAACGAAACAGCTCAGCTTGGGCTATCCCTGCTTGTCCTGCCGCCGCCATAATTTGGGCGATTTGGTCGGCTGCCATGGGTAATTTTTGGGATAAACCAATGATGTCATCTTGCATTTTTTTGAATGCTTGGGGCGTATCAAAATCCACAACCTTTTTAACTTCTGCCATAGATTGCTCAAATTTTACCGCTTCGTCCACCGCCCCTTTAATACCATAAGCAATCATCCCCAATCCAACAGTGGCGATAGCTCCTGCATTTTGCAATCCTTGTAGTGCATCTGCATTACGTCTGGCAAATCTGTCCATACGTTCATGTAGTTGCTCCGTACGTCTAGCAAATCCATCAAGCGAACGCTGAGCAGAGCGTAGTCCACGGTCAAAAGCGGTAGTAGTCGCTTCTAGGACGATTTGTAATTTTGATACAACTGACATGGTTGCTCCAATTAAAAAACCGCTCAAAGGCGGTGGGGGTTAAGTGTCTTTTTTCTCAAATTCTTTATAGGCTCTATAAATCTCAGGCAATCGCCAAATTAAAATGCCCAGCAAGACAAAAATGCCAATAACAATTAATTTTTCCATAGATAATCTTTCACTTTGCACTAAAAATGTGATAAAATCGTTCATAGATTTAATCCTTTCCGTTAAAAGGTTAATACTAAAAAACCCAAGTTTTGGCGAACTTGGGTTTTTGCTTATCGTTGATTATGATGATTGTTCCATTTTGCCAAACATGGCAATCATCGCCTGCACTTCTGCCCTTGCTTTTATGGCGTGTTGTTCATCTTCCCACACTTGACGCTCATCATCTGTCATCGGATTTGGGTCAATCACAAGAAAATCAGCAAGACTTTTATCTGTATCACCTGCCTGTAAATAAGCAAGCAAGGCAAAACCCAAATCCATACGATAGCCACCAATGGGGTCTATTTCATCATAAGCACGCCATTCGGCAAGTTCGGATATGGTAAGTGTGCGTTCTAGCTCACTCACCGTTTTACCCAGATGTCCTGCCAGTTTAAACAAAAATAAGCGGTCTTTGTTGGCGATTAGTTTTTTTTGGTATCGTCCAGCTTGGTATCAAAACCATTAATTTCACTAATGACATTTACAATAGCGGTCATCTGCTCGACAGTCAGATTGCCAAGTTCTTTAACATCATTATCACCAAACAAGCGTTTACCATTTTCATCACAAAGCGAATATGCCACCATATTAAGGCTTGTGGTGATGTTATCGTTTTTCTCACCTTTTTTAGCAAGCTCGCCTTGCTCGGCAACGGTGAGTTTTTTTAAATAAACTTCGCCAATACCATCAATCTCTTTTAAAATTGGCGTGGCAGCAATCACGGCTAATAGCCCAGTTTTGGTTAATGCACTCATAAAATTTCCTTAATAAAAAAGCCTATCGGTGGATAGGCTTATGGGGGTAAGTTAGGGGTTAAGCGGTTAGTTCTTTGATAACTTCACTGGTGATAGAAATTTTGCCTTTTTTGCGTAACTTCTTTTTGATGTCGTCATTATCGGTGGTAAGTTCACTAATAATACCTTTGAATTGACGACTTTCGGTCGGCACTTCCACAAATTTTAACTGAAACACAAGCTCTTTGGCGGTCTCAAAGCTGGTCTGCAACAGCTGATGAGTGGTGTCAGTAGAATCTAACACATACTCAAAATCAATTTCACTGCCTTCTTTAAAGTCCACAGGCACTTTGATTTCACGGCGGTCATCGGTGGCAGTGATGTCGTCTAGCACCTTTGTTTCACTAGGGACACCGCATTTTTGTAGCAAGATGACCTTTTTAAACGATTGAGCTTGTCCATTGGCGGACACAAACAGCTGATAAAAACTGTCTTTGGTATTTTCTGCTGACATTTTTTGCTCCTATTGTTTGGTAAAATGGTGGATAAGTCTAACGACTATCTTTAAATTTCTACTACTGTAGATTGCTGACATATTATTCTCCTGTCAGTTGGTGGTTAAAAAAATCAAGTTGGCAAGGTCTGCCAAAATTCGTACTCTATCAAACCACGATATAACTTGGCTTCATCATCGTACAAATAAGTCGTTCCGCCATAGATTGACGGCTGTATGGTGTTTAATGCCTTGACCACTTGGGCGGACAGGCTGATTGTGTCGTCATAATTGATGGTATAAACATCTATCTGCATCCGCACCCACTCATGACCTGTAATGCCGTCTAGTACATTGTCAGGTATGTTTGAGATGATGTTATATACAATATAAGGGGGTGGCGATTTCTCACTTTCAGGCACAAAAAGCGGATAGCACCGTCCGCCTACCAAGTTAGCCAGTAGGCTATAAATGCGTTCACTAGCGGTCATATTATTTCCAATAAAAAAAACCGCCTGTGATTAGGCGGTTGTGGATTAAAAAGTTTACTGGTCTTTGTGTGCAGCACCTATAACAATGTTACCTGTGGATGGATAAACTTCCGTATAGTGCTTAATATCACCAATCATCATTGTTTCAGTTACAGCATCCTTGGTTTGAGTTGCTTTGGTGGTAGCATTGGTTGCCATTTTAGCCACCTGTCCTGCACTTTGCTCTTTGGGTATGTCAGGGTGTAGCACTTGGGCAGTTACTCCTGCCAATATCAATAAAGCAAAAACTTTATCGTTATTTTCATTGGGCTTAATAGTCATACGATAACTACTGGCTGATACTTTGCCTTGTTTATCAATGTTACCAGTCCAAAAAATACCCTGACCCAAATCCAATATAAATGTATCACCAGATGTCTGTATTTTACCTAACTTGACATCAATACCCAATGCCTGAGTAATTTTTTCATCAATTTTACTGCCTAACTCTTGGGGGGTCATGCCAAAGTTGGCTTGCACAGTTGGGCTTTGCTTGTCAGTATTCTGTGGCAACTTGGTAGGCACAACGTTTAAATGATTGGTGGCTTTTTCTTCTGCTTCTTTTTTGGCTTTATCTTCAAGTTCTACTTGTTTTTTAGCTTGTAATTCAGCTTGTTTTGCGTTTTCTTCGGCTTCATATTTTGCCTTATCTTGTGCCATTTTTGCTTCACGTTCTGCTCTTTGTTCAGGTGTCTCAAAAACAACAGCAAGTATCCCAAGGACAAAAAATAAGCCAAAGATGATACCAATGATTTTAAGTGCTTTTTTCATATCCAACCCAAATAGTAAAAATAATGAATAATCATATACCAATTAGCAACAATTTGGCAATATGCTAACCCATAATTTTATCAATCTGTTGTCCCATTTTTTCTGCAAATCGGCTTTCTGCATTGCCTATATTATCATCAAAAGCAGGGCGGATAAAGGGGATTGGCGGTCGCCCCCTTGCCCCATATTCTTCATGGAATATATAATAATAAGCATTTTGACGACTTTGGCGACTGCCTTTTAATGCCACATAAATGGCAATTGCCGCACCGTCCATGTTGGCACTATCACCCTTTGTTAGCCTACGTCTTTTGATTGACCCTTTAATCACACCAGTTAGAAAAGGGGCATTGGCTCTTGCCTGTTGGTACATTGGCGTACTGGCGAACATCAGCGAGCTATACAACACACCACCAGCTTCTTTGTTGCCAATTTCATCACGAATTTGGTGTAGTTTTGCGTTCAGTTCACTTAAACCATTAATTTGTACTATCACTAGACACACCTTTTAACACCAAAGTCAAATACTCTCGCCCACTGCCTTTATCTGCCAAAGGCTCACCCACAATTTCATACATTTTGCCATTATGTTCAACTCTCATGGTGTGGTCAATGTCGCTGCGGTAGCGGATTGTGGCTCGGGCAGTAATATTGGTTTTGTGAGTTTGTCCAGCAATCATGTCTTTGACTGACAAAGGGCTAAATTGTCCCCACAAAGCTAAAATATGTTCCCATTGCTCTGCTCGCACTGCTCCTGTTGATGAGCGTGTGGCGGTTTGGCGGTGGAATTTTAGGCGGTGGCGTAGTTGACCAGCTTGCATTTATACTCCTAATATTCTGTATGATTGCAGTAAATGAACAACTGAAAATGGCATTTCTGCTACATTTACCATATTATTTGCCACAGTTTCACGGTTAGCATACCAATGAGCCACCAACATTAAGCAAGCATGATTAATACTTGGTGTGATGATGATGCCATTTTTGTCATCATCAGGGATATTATCATTATATAAATTCCGCCCTGTGTGATTTTGGACGTAGTCATAAGCAGACAGAATGTAGCCATTTAGTAGCTCATCTTCATCATTGTGTTCAATACGACATTGGTATTTGACTTGTTCAAGTGTGATTTTATCCATTGCTTTGCCATCATGATTAATTTTCAGATTTATTTTTAGGTGGTGTTTTGACTTTGACTTTTGGCTCATCTTCCACACTCTCATCAGGCAAAGCAATCAACCCCATATCAATCAATGTCCGTGCATCTTGCTCATTGTCAATCTCTCGCACATCACCTGCCCAATACTGCTTATCACCGAAGTGTTGGATTAAAACTTTGTATTTCATAATTACCCCTATTGGTTGTTTGCAATCAAATAAAAGGCGTGAACCTTGCCACGTCTTTTAGCCCCCTTTATGCTGTCTTTTCAGCCAATGTGCCATGAATAAACGCCTCAGGGCGATACACTGCCAAAGCCAGTCGTTCTGTGGCTCGGATGGTGAGTAACATTTTGGTAAAGTCATCATTTTCAAAGCCGACTTCCACAGAGCTTTGACGGTGGTCAAAGATTTGAGCCCCAATGTCAAACGCCCCTGTCAAGAATTTACCCACGCCCATGCTTTGGGTTGCCACCACAGGCACGCCCCATAAGGTAGGTGATAGCACCCCTTGCGGATTACCAATGACATAACGACCATTTTCATCTTTGGCAAGCTCAATTTTCGCCCAGTCAATCGGATTTAACACAATACCACTGCTGTGATACTCTGATAGGGCAACTTGCAACATGGCAAGGCGTAACTGGTCAATGATGGTATATTTAGTCAGGCTTGCTTTGTCAGCAAAGGCAGTGGCTTGGGGAATAATGCCTTTTAGGTTATTGGTCAAACCATCACCATTTAAAATCTGCATCTCTTCCACCAGTTTAAGCCCATAGCTTAATCGTCCATCAATATGGCTAGCTAGTTGGCTGGCATCTTCTAATACTTGGCTTGATATTTTGACAAAATGCCCAAGCGTTTTAACCGCCACACTTTGTTCATCAAATTTGATACTTGACTGGGCAAGTTTTTCACCTTCGCCATTTTGGGCTTTGGCATTATTGGTAAAACCCGTTTCACGCATATAGACAATGGTGTTACTGTCGGTTGAACCTGCCATCAATAAATCACGCACCGTCAAACGGCGGTCAGGTGGGGCAATGATACCGCCTAGGCGAGTAGGTGCAATCAATGCCCCTGCTGAACCATCAGCGTTGGCGGTGGCAGATGTGATGGTAGATTTCACTTCCAATTTGGCGATTTTGCCATTGCCTTGATGGTCTTTGAGCTGTTTATATTCATCAGACTGAGCAAACTTTTCGCCAAGTGTGCGGTAATCGCTATCATCAAAGCCACGGCGTGCATCTTTTTGTTCTAAATCGTCAAGTCTGAGCTTGATTTCGTTCATTGCCACTAAGGCTTCATCAGCTTTGTCAATGGCGGACTGGGATAGCTTTTCGCCATTTGCCATTTTGCCCTTCATGTCTTCTGCCATTTCTTTGACTTGGTCGGTGGCGGTGGCAAATTTAGCTGCCAATTCGGTCAGTTCTTGTTGATTGCTCATATAAGCTCCTGTTATAGATTGATGTTGTTTAATATCGCCAAGGCGTTTTTTATATCTTGTTCGGTGATTGCTTGATGTTTGACTTGCGAGACGGTGCTGTCTGTATTGGCAGGAAAGGTAACGATTGAGATTTCTTTTAAGTCAATTTCCAAAAGTTCTAGCACGTTATCATCATCATTCCACGCCCATTTTTGCGTGCGATAGCCAATAGACAAGCCGTCAATTGCTCCGTTTTTGATAAGGGCGTAGGCTTCTTTTGCTTTGGCAACATCGTCAATGAGTAGTTTACCTTCGCCAAAAAGTCCGTGGTCGTCTTCATACAGTTTTGTCCATACACCAATAACTTGCCCACGGTCATGTTGCCACAAAATCGGTGGCATTTTGCCTTTTGCTTGCCAATCGTTCAGCGAGCTGACAAACGCCCCTTTTTTGACCACATCGCCATAGCTGTCTTTGACATCAAACACATTGCAATAACCGCTAAATGTGCCATCATCTTTTAAGCTGTCCGCTTTAAAGTTCATGGACTTGGTTTCTAAATTCATGTTTTTCCCAAATTTTGTAAATGTGTTAAATTGGTCTGTACCGTCAGCGTGTCGCCCCCATCAAGCGGTGGCAAATCTTCCAATTCTCGCACTTCGTTGCGAGTTAGCCAGCCATTTTGTAGAGCAGACGTATAAAACTGCGACCGCCCTTGACTGTCCGCTCTTAGCAGTCCTTCCACGCTCCATTTTGGTTTGTATTGGCTGCGTTCGGTGGGCGTGAGCAGTTTTTTGACAATCGCTTGTTCAATCTTGACCAGTACAGGACGGAGCGAATACATCAAAAAGCCCAAATTCATGTTTTCAAGGCTACTTGCCCACGAACTTGCTTTGTCGGTGTGATAAATCAGCTGTGGTGGTACGCCAAAGATACGGCAAATCTCTTCAATGCCAAAGTAGCGACTTTCTAGCAGTTGTGCGTCCTGTGGATTCATGCGTATGCCAGCACCACCAGCCACGTTCATGCCAGCTTCTAGCACCATGTATTTGCCCGCATTATCGGGTTTGCTAAAAAATTCTAGGCTTTTTCTCATGCCTTCTCGTTGCTCATCGGTCATGATTTTGTCATAGGTGATGAAACCGCCACCTTTGAAATGATTTTTAAATTCATGTTGCGTGGCGTTATTGGCATCTACTTGTAGTCCAATCACCGATGATTGGTAGCTAATCGGCGATAAACCTACAAGCCCGTCCAAACTAAATCCCTTGATGTGCAAAATCTCATCAGCCGTATAACGGGTATATTTGCCATTTTCCTGATAAATATAAGTAATCAAACCATCTTTGCCACGGCTGACACGCACACGCTCAGGGTTTAACACGTCCAATGCAACGATATGGCGTGTTTTTTTATGGCGGACAATCAGGGCGTAGGCATTGCCCCACAAATCAAGGCTTGCCACCAAACTTTCCCAAAATTCTGATGCGGTCATGTCGGCATTGGGGCTGTCGTGTAGCAAGCGATACAAGGGGTGGTTATCGGCTGTCTTTTTGTCTTTGCTGTACAAATGCAAAGGCAACGAGCCAATCACTTGGCTACGCAGTCGCACGCACGCCCAGACTGCGGATAATTTTAAGGCGGTGTCAGCATTGATGGCATTGCCACTTGTGGTGCTTGTGCCAATAAAGGGGTCGGACTGTTGCCCCTTATCTAGGCGAGACCGCCCAAATAGTGAGCCGAGCCAACCAAAAAAATTCATCTTTTTTCCTTTTTGCAATAAAAAACCGCTCAAAAAGCGGTTAAAATCAAAAAATTACTTGCAATTATAATACAATGTGTTATAATACATTGCATTAGTTAAGAGATAAACCACCATGTACACCATTGCCGAAACCGCCCAATTTATCAGCCAAGTAGATGACATCTGGACAGATGATGAACGCCTTGATTTCTTTGAATTTTTGGCACAAAATCCGCTCAAAGGCGATGTTATCCCCAATGCAAAGGGTTTACGCAAAATCCGCTATTCGGCAAAGGGACACGGCAAACGGGGCGGGGCAAGGGTCATCTATTACAATATGCTTGATGACGGGTTGATTGTTGCGGTTGCCATCTATCCCAAAAATGAGCGTGAAGACTTAACCAAAGCCCAAACGGGCAAACTTGCCAAATCAAAAGCCAAAAACCAAAAAATAGGAGCAAACCATGAAAAACCTACCCAATTTTGACGTAAGCGAAGTCATGCAAGCCATCATCGCCGATGAACCTGACCTTGCCGACCACCAAGACAGTTTGGCAACGGCTTTAACACAGTTAAAAAATGGCGAATTTGCTCGCACGACTGCCGTCAGTCAGCCCGCCCAAATCCGCCAAAAAGCCAATCTATCCCAAAGCCAGTTTGCCCGTGCCATCGGCATCTCGGTCAATACCCTAAAATCTTGGGAGCAGGGACAAAGACAGCCAAGCGGTTCGGCTCGGGTGCTGTTGGATTTGCTTGCCAAACGCCCCGAATTGATTGGCGAGCTTGCCACTGCTTGATTTGCTAAATACACCGCATAGGTGGCTTAGAAAATATTTAGCCACGCATTTTTTGCACCTACACAGTCATACACCGCATAGGTGGTTTAAAAACACCCCCAGTTTACGATTGGGGGTATTTACTTTTCTAGGCGATAACCATGTTATCAAGGTATTCATCAATATTCCCCCCATTTTGGGCGTGTAACTTGGCACGCCCAAGTGCCATAATCAAAGCCACAATGCCGTCAATCTTATTTTCGGCTCGCTCTTTATCAGGATAAATATTGTCTTTTTTGTCCACCACCGCCACGACATTAGACGCTTGCCACATCAGCACGGGACAATCCCCGTGGGCGATTTTACCTTGCAAAATTAGGGCTTCCAGCTCTTTCATTGGCTCACTCATATTTTGCACGGTGTGGCGTAGTTCCACCATTGTCGCCCCTTCTTTTTCCATTTCCTGTGCCAGTTGGGTGGCTTGCCAAGGGTCGTAGGCGATTTGTTGCACATCAAAGCGACCCATAAACTCACGCAAATCATCTTTGATGGCTTCAAAATCTACCACTTCGCCCATTGTGAGCGTCAGTAGCCCCATTGTGTCCCACGCTCGGTAGCGGTCAGTATTGCTGTCCATGTTCTCAAGCACTCGCACATCAGGCAAATAATAACGCCCATGCACATGATAGTTTGGGTCATCGGCAGTCGGTGGAAACAGTAGAATAAGGGCGTTTAAGTCAATTTTGGTGGCTAAATCCAGCCCAATATAACAAGGGCGGTTTTCAAGCTCGGCAAGCGACTTGCGAGCAGGGGCGTTTTGCCATTTCGCCATGTTCATCCACGCATTTTTTGCTCCGACCCACTCGTTTAGATGCTTGGTGCGAAATACCGATTGTTTGCGTGCGGACGTTTTGGCATCACGCTGACGAGCTTGTAAAAATTCGCCAGATACTGACACATCTAAGTTGGGGTTGGCTTTCATTAGAGCAATGTCGCTGTCCCACGCATCGTCTATATCTTTGCCATATAAAATCGCCCACATATCGTCTATGTCAAGGACCTTATCTAGCATTTTTTGGGCATCTTGGTACATCAGGTGGCACGCACCGCCAATGGTTGCCCCTGCGGTGGTGATGACAAGCATAATCGGCTGATTTCTTGCCCCCATGCCTGTTTCCATCGTGTCATACAAGCTGTCGTCTTTGTGTTCGTGGTATTCATCAATGATGGCACAGCTTGGGCTTGACCCATCTCCGGGCTTTCCGATGACAGGCTCAAAACGAGAGCCGTCCGCCACACGGTTCATATTAGACGCATTGACTTCTACGCCAAAATATTCTTTTAATTGGGGTGTGCGTTCCACCATTTGCTTGGCAGGGCGAAACACTTCCCATGCTTGCTTTTCGGTGGTTGCCCCGCTATACACTTCCGCCCCAAACTCACCATCAGCACAAAACATATAATTGGCGATGCCTGCTGCGATGGCAGATTTGCCATTTTTACGGCAAACAAAAATGAAAATGGTGCGAAAACGGCGTAAATTGTCGCTCTTTTTGACCCAGCCAAAGGGTACACAACAAGCGAACACCTGCCAGGCTTCCAAAAATATCTTTTCGCCACGCCTTGCCCATTCACCCTTGGTATGCGGTAACAGCTGGATAAACCTTGCCACCCGTTCGGCTTTGGCGGGGTCAAACTTGTAGGGATAATCTTTGGATTTACTTACCTTTTTGTCGTCAAAATGCCTTTGACAAGCGAGTTTTATCCATTTGTTAGCGATGATTTTACCATTGATGACATCTTTGGCGTATTGTTCGGCTCGTGCGACATTGGGGTATTTGCTCATAAGACATCAAAAACCACTCGGAAAAATGGGATAAAAAGTTTCCTAAAACTCTGCAAATGCGTTTTTAGTTGTTTCGTTTTTTGGTGTGCCAATCAATCTTGCCCGACTGGACGGGTCAAGCCCCAACAGCGAGCCAAATTGTATCATCTGCCGACTGGCTTCATTGACCACCGTAACCGCAGGATTTTTTAGTAATGCTCCTGTTTCTGGATTGGTGGTAACCACACCATACAGCGTGATAGATTCTTGGGCTTGTCGCCAACGAGCATAAGCCATGCAAAAGGCTTCCACATTGTGCAAATCCCCCACCGTCAAAAGGTCATTGGCACACAACTGGGGGACGACCCTTTGCCACATTTCTATCGCAAGCGGTTCTAACCATTCAGGTGGGTCAATGTTAGTTATCTGGTCAAATTTTGGCTCATTTTTATTCAACGCACGCTTACCAGCATTGCCGTTTAATTCTCTTAATTTTGTAGGTTTTGGCTTTCTTCCACGCCCTGAAACTGTCGCAATTCCGCCCATTTTTGTGTGTTTTTCCTAATTTTTAATTTCGCGGTTGTAAAAATTTTGATGGGTGGGCGGTCATACGGCAAAAGGCTGTGAACTTTTTACCCACCCCCACCCATGTGGCTCTCGGCTTGTGTCTTGGCTTTGTGGCAGGTGTGGCAGATGGCTTGTAAGTTGGTCAGCTCATCTGTGCCACCTTGTGCCTTGTTGATGATGTGGTCCACCGCCTGAGCTTGGGTGAATCTGCCTTGTTTCTGACAGACTTGACACAAATAGCCATCTCGTTCCATCACTTGTTGCCTGAGTTTTCGCCATGCTTGACCGTAGCCACGCTCTGTTGTGGTCTTGCCTTGTTGTTGCTTTTGCCAGCCATATCGGCGGTTGGCGTGCTTGTCGCAAAAACCTTTGTCTGCTCGGCTGACAAGGTTGGGGCAAGCGTAGGCTCGGCAGGGTGTTTTGGGCATATTAACATCCAACAAAAAACCGCCCAACTAGGACGGTTTTAATAACTTTGGTTCTAAAAGCCTTTGGTTATGACTTATTTCAATTATGCCATAAATATACTACTTATTGGGGTGCAAATCAAGACTTTTTTGACATATTTTTATAAACCTGTCTTTCAGCTTCATCAAGTAATCTTTTGACTGTCTTATGACATACAAACCTCTTCCTACTATCCGTATCGTCCATATCCACCTGATGCGGATATTCAAGCGGTGTCAGATACCGCCGTGAGATTTGCCGATATGACCAGCCTAGTACATAATGAGCAAACAAAACATTGTACAGCACCACAAAATCTTGCCTGAGCTGACCAACTGCTTTGTCTACTTTTAGAGCTTCATCATCGCTAATCTCTGGCTCATTGTAATTGCCTGAGCTGACCGCACCATTGGCACGCATAAACGCAAGCAGTGGTGTGTTATACTTATCATAACCGTTGTGTCTTGACCAAATACCCCATTCTTTAATTAAATTTCTCATCATCACTCCATAAATTCTCTGGGTCTGTCAATCTAAACCCCAAACCCGTATAATGCACATATATTGCATCTAAATACTGTTTATGCTGTTTTGTTGTCATTAGCCTTGTAACAGGAAAATCAAACGGCTCTGCCATAAATTCTAGCTTATCGGCATAGCTTCGCCATTTAACCTTTTTGTCATATAATTGGCAAAACCTTTCATTTTCGCTCCTTAGTATTGGCACACCAAAATGTAGCTTGCAAAAGGCACGATATTCTTCTGCGGTCATGTCGCCTTGCTCTGCCAATTCATTTATCCAAAGCCGTTGCAGTTTGTTTTGGTCAAGGCTTCTTTTGCCAATAATGCCTTGTTCAATGGTTACGGTGATGGGCTTTGACTGGTTTTGAATAAAGGCAATCAGCTGGGCTTTGTCTTGGTCTGTTTTGATAAAGCGTTTCATGTGATAAACTGTCATCATCTCCCCCAAATCAGCATGGCAGCATCTCGTCCATGCTCACTGGTACGATTTTGCCAACCTGTGATATGCTTAAATTCTTGGGCGGTGGTTTTGGTGCGGTTATGTCTGGGTGCAATCAGTTTAAAGTCTAGTCCATGATGCAAACAAAACTCTTCCCAAATACCACAATCTCGTTTAACACTACCCACGCCTTGCAAAACTTCATGCCCTTTGTTACCAAACCACTTTCGCTGTCTAGCATCTTCAATGTAGATTGTTAGGTGATTTTGGTTGTCTGCCAACTTTTTGACACACTCCATAGCTTCAATGATGGTGCAGGTTGTGATTTGATTGAGCTTGCCATCTATCATAACTGCAAGTCCTGTATTAACTCCTGCGTCTATGCCAATGAGTGTTTTATGTTCCACGGTTTTACTCCTTAAATTTTCTCACCAAACTTCACGCTTTGCCACCACCTGCCGATAACTGCCCCAGTCAAAGGTGATGAGTACAAGTTTTTCGCTAAATCTGTCCCAGCCCCTATCTCCCACCAGTCGTGCCACGTCTTGGGGTTTGTGGTTGCTGGTGATGATGGTGGGGGCTTTGTGGTATCGGCGTTCTAAGATTTGCCCAAGGCGGGTGCAGTCTTTTTCGGTGCTGACATCGTTATCGCCAACATCGTCTAAAATCAGTAGGTTGGGCTTTTCCAGTTTGTCTAGCAAGACAATTTCGCTGTCTAGCTTTCTGTCATCCCAGCTTGCTTTGATTTTGGCGATGTAGTCTGAGCTTTTGATGTGCTGGGCAGGGATTACTACATCTGTCGCCCAAGGCTCGTAGCGGTATTGTTTGACATACAAGCGATGGGCAAGGCAGTGGCACATGAACGTTTTACCTGTGCCTGTCGCTCCTACGATGAGCAGATTTGGGCTGGTCTCGTCCAAGGTGTCGGCGTAGTGTATGAGTTTATCAATCAGTTGTCGTTGTCGCTGTTCTTGCTCCACAAACTGCCAGTTTGCAAAGCGAGCATTGGGGTCAATGCGGTTGCTGACCATGCTGGCTGTTCGTCTTTGTACAAATTCTGCTTTGTCTCTTTTTGCTTGTTGGTCGGCTTGTTCTGCTTTGATTTTTTCGTAGTTGCAAATATGACAAACCATCTCACCTGATGGCAACTGGAAAATGGGCTGATTGGGATGTTTATCGCAACACTTAGGCTCTTGACGAAGCGATGTTTGGGTATTTACTGGTGCTACCATTGTGATACTCCTTGCTTGGTGGGGATAAGATTGCCGTTGCTGTCAAACTGACTGCTGTGGCTTTGTTGCCACTGCTGATTGACCGATGCTGTGATGGGCAGGGTTTTGGTGGTTTTTTTGGGCGGACGAACTTTGCTTGTGTTTTGCAAATCTTTTTCTAGCCACTGGCGTAACTTGGCGATGCGGATGTCGTCAGAGTTGAGCGGTTTACCAAAGCGGGCTTGTTCGCTGTAATACGCCTTAAAATCACCAACAACAGTTTGATAGCGGTTTTGTGTTAGGCTGTCGGCGTTTTTGCCTGCCAAGAACAACAATCCCTTTATCTCATCTAAGGTGGGTGGTACCCAGTCTTTAAGCTCTGTTGCTCTTTGTTCTCTGATGGCGGTTGCGGTTTGGTTGATTTGTGCTTGCTCATCAGTCAAATTTTTTGTGGGCGTGTCATTAATGTGTGTGTATATATTATTAGATGACGATGACGATAAAGGGCATGGTTCAAGCATTGCATAAGCATTGCTATTAGCATGCTGAATTTGTGCTTGTGCATTGCTTGTTTGTGCTAAATCATCTGCATCATTTTGACAGTTTTTTGATACATCAGATTGATTTTGTTCATCTTTTTTATCTTTACCCCAACGAGCTGCCGCCGCTTTTTTGGCTCTTTCTTGCTTTTTATCTTTATTGTCTTTTGCTTGGGATTTTTTACCCAAAAGATAGTAAGAAATTAACGATTTTTTATCATCAGATAAGCTGAATATGCCACAGTCAATGATGGCATTTTTAAGTTGTTTGACCTTGGCAGTTGTCATGCGAGTGATGGCACTGATGATTTTATTGTCATTGGGAATGTCGCCATTTTTCCAAAAATCCATCATCAGCAAGTGCAAACCACCAATCTGTTCAGTGGTCAGTCTGGTGGTCATAGAAAGTATGTCGCCGATGTAGATGGGCAACCAGATGGAAACTTCTGCTTCTTTGGGTTCTTGCATTTGGATTAGATTTGTCATATAATAAAAGCTCCTTTATGGAAAATGTTTAATTAAAATATCCTAAAAGCCCCTAGTTACCGCTGGGGGTTTTTAGTTTTTCAATTTCTGCAAGTCGTGGGCATAGGTCTATGGCTTTGAATTTGCCGTTGGTGAGTTTTTCTATCTTCTGAGCATTAAGCTCACTAACCCCATGCTTCATATTTAGCCAACCTGTAACTGTGCCTTGACTAATTTTTAGTGCAGTTGCTAAATTTTCCTGAGTTCCGCCAAAATGCTCAATCAAATCTTCAATAATTTTAGATTTCAATTTCATAAACGAATTCCTTTAAAAAAATATAAATTATAGGAATTCCTTTTTAAAAAGTCAATAAAAAATAAAGGAATTGTTGTTTGAATATTTAAAGGTTATCCTTTATAATGATATAATCATATAAATATTATGGGTTTGGTGTTGCTATGGAACTCAAAGACCGCTTGAAACTCTCACGAAAAAATGCTGGTTTCACACAAATACAAGTCTCAGAAGCCGTCAAAATGACACAAGCTACATACAGTCAGCTTGAACGTGGAATTGTAAAGAGTACAAGCAAAATTGTTGAAATTGCTCAAATACTGAATGTTAATCCAAACTGGCTCGCCACAGGCGAAGGTGAGATGTCATTGTCAGTCATTGACAAAGAAAAATATGCACTTGGCAATGTAGAAGCAGTTCCAAATTCAAAGCTATCTGTTCGTTATGCCCCTGTCCTTAATTATGTCCAAGCTGGAAAATTTACTGATATTGGTGATAATGACTATGATGAATACCTGCCATATACAGATGACAAAATTAGCGACAATGCGTATTGGTTAATTGTCAAAGGCGATAGCATGACCCCTGATTTTCAAGAGGGGGATTACTTATTGATAGATGCAAAGAGACAAGCACAATCAGGGGATTATGTCATCGCCATGATGAGTGATGACAATGAAGCAACTTTCAAACGCTATAAGCATTGTGGATTTGATGAAAAGTTAAATAGGGAATATTGCCAATTAGTTGCTCTTAATGACTTCTATTCACCAATAGACAGCCGACACACACATTTTTCTGTGATTGGTGTTGTCATGGAACACAAACGCAAACTCAAAAAATAAGGACATTTCATGAAAAAACTAATAATAGCTACCTTAGCGTTCACCATCGCCACCCCAGCCCTTGCCACCACTTGTAAGATTGTGGGCATATCTGATGGCGATACTGCCACAAAAGGTGAATACATACCTATTGAAAAGTTGTTGGCTATATAAGGAATTATTAAAATGTACCAATATTTTGACTTGGATGATAGTAGATTTGAAAACTTAGTGATTGCCATTTGCAAACAAATATTAGGACAGGCAACGCAAGGCTTCGCCAAGGGGGCTGATGGCGGTAAAGATGGTGAATTTCATGGTACTGCCAACGAATATCCAAGCAAATCATCACCATGGGTAGGCACAACCATCATTCAAGCAAAGCACACACAGGGCGTAAACAAGCATTTTTTAGACTCTGGCTTTTTTGGCAATAATAGTTGCATCTTAGCCAAAGAAGCCATAAAGGTAAAAAATATGGTAGAACAAGGTTTAATTGACCACTACATGCTATTTGCCAATCGCAGTCTAACAGGGGGAGCGAAACCCAAAATTATCCAGTATATTGCTGACAACACAGGATTGGCTTGTGATGATATTGCGATATTTGGTGATGATGATTTGGACTATTATTTGTCTTGCTACCCAAGCATTGCCAATATGAAAAACATCAATCTTGAACCACTTAGCCACGCCCCAGCAATTAACCTAAACGACCTATCAGAAGTTATTGGGCAACTTACCCAAATATTTGATAGTAAAAACACCAATCAAGAAGTTAGTCAAGTTTTCAGAACAACTTTCAAGCAGAAAAATCAACTTAATAATTTGTCAGATGATACTGCCAAATCGCTTGAACGAAACTACCTAAAATATGTATGGCAAATTAAAGACTTTTTAAATGACCCACAGAATCAAGTGTTGCAAGACCATTATCAAAATGCAGTTGAAGAATTTCAATTACAATACATCATACCCAAACAACGTGAACTACAATACTTTGACGAAGTGTTTAATGAACTGGTAAAATATCTAACCACCAGAGATTATATCTTAAAATCCAACACACGTTTGGTTAGAATGATGGTATTTTATATGTACTGGAACTGCGATATAGGAAAATCCAATGATACGCCCTAATAAACACAATCACCCTGACAAGACCGTTGTTTATGCCAGTTTTTTAATGCTAAAAACCCTTAAAAAAGAGCAAGTTATTAAGTATAATAATTTGTTGAATATGATAAAAGACAAAATCACTAGTGGTGAGTATCTGTTTTTACCTGCTTTAAATTTTTTATTTTTACTTGGTTTGGTTGATTATCAGTCCAAAAATGATACATTAGTGTACACCAAAAAATGAAGTTATCAAAACTCTATAGTAATCAGCCTAATTTATTTCAACCCATCATATTTAATCAAGGGTTAAATTTTATTTACGCTGATATTAGACAGCCAAAAAATCAACAGCTAGATTCTCACAATCTTGGCAAAACAACCCTTGCTAGATTGCTTGATTTTATGTTTTTAGCCAAAAAACATCGTGAACAATTTTTATTTGCAAATGAAGAAATATTCAAAAGTTTTATTTTTTTCTTAGAGATTCGACTTGCTACAAACCATTATTTGACCATCAAACGTGGTGTTACTGATAATGCAAAAATATTTTTTAAAGAACATGAAACATTCCATCAAGATTATCATCAATTACACGATGAAGGTTGGAGCTTTTCACCACCATCGTTTGATAAAGCCAAACAATATCTTGACGGCAAATTAAACCTAACCGCCGTTAAACATGGGTCTTATCGCCAAATCATCAATTACTTGATTCGTACCCAAGAAGATTTTGGTCAGGTATTTCAATTAAATAAATATCGTGGTAAAGATTCCGATTGGAAGCCATATATGGCAAACCTATTGGGCTTTAATGGCAATCTTGTGACGCAGCAATACCAAGTAAAAAAACAGATAGCAGACTTAAAAACTGATATTAAAAACTCAAGCACATTTAATAAAAAAAATGCCAGTGAAGCGTTAAGCAGAGTAGATAATGATTTATTGATACGCACCAAAGAACTTGCAGACATTCAAGATTTTGTTTCAAAATTTAATTTTCATGAAATAGACCAAAAAGCCATTGAAGAGTTGGTTGCCAGTATTGATAAAAAAATTGTTCATTTAAATATGCAAGAATATTCACTAAAAAATAGTATTTATCATATTGAGCAATCTTTTGTGGAAGATAAAATCAAGTTTAATCCACAAGAAGTTCAACAGCTATTTCATGAAGCCAATGTACTGTTCGCTGAGCAAGTTGTTAAGGATTTTGAACAACTCATTGCCTTTAACCTTGCCATCACCAAAGAACGTAATGAGTATTTAAAACAAGAGCTTGAAGAAAATAAAGTAGAATTATCACGCATTCAAGATGAATTGAAAAACCTCAACTTAGAAAGAGCCAAACAGCTTGAATTTTTACAAGAAAGTGAGTTAATCAATAAATTTAAAGATTCCAATCATCAAGTTTCTGAAATCCAAAGTCAAATTTTGTATTTGGAACAGCAAAAAAAAGCTATTGAGCACGTGTTAGATTTGCAAAAGAAACAAGGTGCTCTAGAATCATCATTGGTTAATATTAAAAATCAAATACAAACTGATATGACCAAAGTCAATAACTCCAAAGATAGCATTTTTAGTCAAATTCGTTTGTATTTTCATGAAATTATTATGCAAGTACTGGATAAAAATGGTCAAATTTCTGTTTTTTTAAATAGTGAAGATAATTTTGAATTTAAAGCAGAATATCACAACAAAAAAGGCATAAAGACTGATGAAAGCAAAGGTAGTACTTATCACAAATTTTTGTGTATTGCGTTTGACTTGGCAGTAACTAGAACGTATCTTGGTAAGAATTTTCCACAATTTATCTATATAGATGGCGTATTTGATGCCTTAGATAACCGCAAAAAACAGTTACTATTAGAGATTTTAAGAAAATATGCTGATATTGGCATACAAATCATTGCCACCACTATTAACTCGGAAGTACAAGGGTTAATAACTCCACTAGAGCCATCAGAAATCATCTTAACCTTACATGATGATGGTCAGGATGGTCGTTTGTTTAAAATGCCAACTTGGTAAAACCCTTTCAAAATAACTAGCCCCATTTAATAGCTTGACTTATAGTTACCACCAAGACTATTTTAGACAATAAAAACCCTTGCTTATCTTGCTCGTCAGCAAGCAGAGGCAAGGGGCATTTAGACTTCTTTAAGTAAAAACAACCGTTTTTCACCTGTCATGCAAATGGCAGGTTTTTTATTGTCTTTACAAAATGTATTTTAGCACAGTTAGCCCCATTTTGGGGCTTTTTTATTTTGTTTAAAATCATGATGTTATAAAATTTTTATAGGTTTTCTTTTATTTTTACCTATATTTATATTGACATAAAATAAAGGAAAACCTATAATAATCCCCATCAAGCCAAAACGATTGCCTTGCCAACTCTTTAACAACTTGCAGTTACGAAACCGTGCGAGATAACGGAACGAATAAGCTAATCAGCTATTGCCTGTTTGTGCCATGCACCTACAACCAAAAACAGGCAATGTCGGATTAACTTTTAGGCAATGACAGTTTAAGGAACTTATATGAAGCCTTTATTTCCCACTTTGAATGTGCCAAGCATTAAGCCCCAAGTGTTGGGGTTGGTGGTAGATGCTGACCATGAGATTAGCACCCATGATGGCGTGATATATGTTCAGCTACATCCCACAGATGATGAAGTGTACGCTGAGATTCATTTTAATTTTGAGATGGATTATGAGTATGTCGCCCCTGAGTATATGGACGGCTACTTGATGTGTGGTGGTGATGTACAGCTAGGCAAACACAACATCACTTCATGGGAAGTGGTGGAAGTTGAAGGCTGTCAATGGACACCAAGCATTGATGATAAAGCTAAGATTGAAGTGCTTATCAATAAATGGATAGATGACAGTTGTGAAACTATCGCCCAAGACATCTATGATAAAGCTTGTGAAGTTGAGTATTAGTTTAACAATGACTGCCAGTTTATCAAAGCTGGTAGTGGTGGCTAAACTTCTAAACTAAGGAAATGAATATGGATAAGGTATTAGGGGCAATTCTTTGGATTGCCCTAATCTTTATGCTTTGCCGTGCCGTACTGGGCATGGCGGAACAATCTGTTAATGACAGCTCACGATATGCCCAAGAGTATCAGGAGCTGTTAAAACAAGTTCAGCAAGAACAGGGGCAGTATATCTCCCCTGCTGACCAAATGTTAATTGAGATGATGAATTATAAGGAGTAAATCATGCGTTTTTACAATGAAAACGATTATTTGGACTGGCTAGAAAGCCAGCATTCTGCTGATGAGCTGGCAGAGCGTGAACAGTATGAAGCTGATGACGATTATTGGCACAATCAAACCTTAACACAAGGAGAAACCCCATGAAACTATACCAAATCTCTAATGAACTGTCTGCCAAGATGACAGCATTGGGCGAGATGTTGCTTGCTGGTACAGAGCCAAGCGAAAAAGAAAAAGAAGTTCTTATTACCCTAGATGGTGATTTGGATAAAAAGTTGGTTGGCTATGGCTATATCATCAAAAATTTAGATGCCGAAAGTCAAGCATTGGAAACAGAAATCAAGCGTTTGACAGCCAAGAAAAAAGCCAAAGAACGCCATATCGCCCTACTCAAAGAGCGTATGCAGTTGGCAATGATGGAAAATGGTAAAGATGTGATTGATGACCCCATCATGCCAGTACAGCTTATATTCAATCCGCCAAGTGTCAGATTAGATATTGACCCTAAGCATTTGCCGATTGAGTACCAAAGAATCAAGGTGGAAGCGGACAGAACAGCACTGTCCAAAGCACTCAAAGCTGGTGCTGAAATTAACGGCGTTGTTCTTGAACAGAAGCAACATATAAGGATTGGCTGATGGAAATTTTTAAGCAAATAAACGCCTTGCAAGCTGAGCTATCTAGCGTTGGTATTGCAAAGGACAAAAAGGCAGGTACTGGCAATTATGGTTATCAATTTCGTGGTATTGATGATGTGTACAACACATTAAGCCCATTGCTTGCCAAGCATGAAATTATCATCATGCCACGCTTTAGCGAGCGGACAGTTACTGAAAAACAAGGGAAAAGCGGTATCTTGTTTTATGTGTCTATCAAGGGTGAATTTGATTTTATTTCAAGTAAAGACGGCAGTAAATACACTGCCGTAACCTTTGGTGAAGCAATGGACAGTGGCGATAAAGCCACCAATAAAGCCATGAGTATTGCCTACAAGTATGCTTGCTTTCAAGTGTTCGCCATTCCCACCACAGGGGATAATGACCCAGATGCCACCATTCATCAGAATGTTCAGAATGTGCAACAAACACACCTCATCAGCCAAGACCAAGCCAACGAGCTTAAAGCCATTTTGGGTAATCTGTCTGATGTTGGCAGACAGCAGGCAATGGCTGAAATGCAAAAATGTGGATTGCCAACTATTGAGCAAATGCACCAACAGCATTTTAGTAACTGGAAAGGATTTTTATTAAGCCTTTCTTAAACCCTTTTGCAAGGCAGGAGTAGCTACCGCCACGCCTTGCACCCTATTTGGAGTTAAAAATGCACAAAATCCCCTTACAAGTATTATTGGCAAGCTGTGTTTGTGTCGCTAGAAAAGATTTTCGCCAATACCTTGAATTCGTATCTACAAATAGTAGAAATTTAAATAGTCGTTAGACTTTCACCATTTTAAAAAATATTTATCTTAAAATCAAGGAATAACCCATGTCAAACCTTATCAATTTTAACTTTGAAAACAATCAAGTTCGCACTGCCATTAAAGATAATGACAATGTGTATTTTTGCTTATCTGATGTTTTGCCAATTCTAGGCTTAGAAAGTCGTGCCATTAGCAAGTTTAATCTTGATGATAAAGGGGTGGAAAAACTTGCCACCCCTACCAAAGGCGGAATGCAAGAAGTTACTTTCATATCCGAACCTAACCTATACCGTGTCATCTTTCGCTCCAATAAGCCTGATGCGGTCAAATTCCAAAACTGGGTATTTAATGAAGTTTTACCATCCATCAGAAAAACAGGTAACTACAACACCAAGCCCACCAAGCTGACAGCCAAAGAAAAAGCAGAATGTTTAAACATTCTGATGGCGACCTTTGGTGATGTGTTATCCAAAGAAGCCAAAGAAACCATCTTAGTTACCACCACAGAAAATCTGTTAGGTTTGGATTTAAGGTATCGCCCACAGGTGCAAAAAACTTATTCTGCCACCCAGATTGGTGAAATGCTGGGCATTTCTGCTCATAAAGTTGGCAAATTAACCAATGCACATCACCTAAAAACAGATGAATATGGGGTGTGGGTATTAGATAAATCTGCTCACAGTAGTAAACAATTAAGCAGTTTTCGTTATTACAATTCGGTTATCCCTGTCATACAAGCGTTGTTAAACAACAATCATTAAGCCAATGGAGCATCATTATGTCAACAGTAAACAAAGTAATCATTGTTGGTAGATTGGGTCAAGACCCAGAAGTTCGCCAATTTACCAATGGTGGCAAAGTCGCCAATCTATCCATCGCCACAAGCGAACGTTGGACGGATAAAAATACAGGTCAGCCCAAGGAGCAGACCGAATGGCATAAGGTGGTGCTATATAACCGCCTAGCAGAAATTGCAGAACAGTATCTATCCAAAGGTAGTTTGGTCTATATTGAAGGTAGCTTATACACCGAAAAATATACAGACCAGCAAGGCATTGAAAGGTATGTTGCCAAAATCAAAGCTCAGTCCATGACAATGCTTGGCGGTGGTCAAAACCACCAACAAACAATGCAAGGACAGTATGGCACACAACAGCCAAGCCATCAAGGGCAACAGGGCTATCTGCAAGCTCAGATGAATAATCAGCCCATCGGTCAAGGTCAAGCCCCACAAGCCCAGTACTACCAGTCCATCAATGGACACCCAACCAATGTACCAATGGGGCAACCAATGGGGCAAATGGCAATGCCTACTGCCACATCAGCACAAGTGCCTGATGACGACATGCCATTTTAAGATTCTCAACCTAAGCATTAGGCGGTAAGCTATGAGAGCCGTCATATCCATAGCTGTGTTTGATTGTGTTCCTAGCGGATAACACCAACAAGGCAAACACCGAGTGGCTCACGAGACGGGCTGATTTAAACCATCATCTGATTCATCTGATGAATAAATAATAATTGGAGTAAAATGTTATGTGTGATTGTCTTAATACCATACCACAATTAATCGCTAAAAATCTGCAAAATCAAGGGATTGATATACAAGGCATGCCTTATATTGCCAGTCGTGAGTGTTTTAAGGGTGATTTTTATTATTGTGCTGTCGCTCTTGAAACTGTCTTATTTCAAAAATACAAAAAGAGAAATGGTGAGATTGGCACAAAGAAAGTCAAAAGACCTTTGATTCCTAAGTTTTGTCCGTTTTGTGGTGAGATATATGTTAAGGAGCAAAAATGAACCAAGATGACGAAAAGAAAAAAGAAGCAGTCAGCAATATGCTTGCTGGCTGGTTTGGCAAATGGGCAGATGCTGAGCCAACAAAACAAACACAATCATCTAACAATGGGTGGATTGGTACAGCCAAACAGCTACCCAAACCCGACCAGTTGGTCATCATTGCCGTGGATTTAGGCTTAGACACACCTAAAATCTGTCTTGGCAGTTATGCCAAAGATGATACACCCATTACTGATGATGAAGGTAACACCTATTCGTACAGTCATTGGTGGAATGATGAAAATGATGATTTTATGTGGGAGTTTGGGGAAGTGAAGTATTGGCAACCATTGCCAGAGCCGCCAAAGGAGACAAAGCGTGGATAGTATAACCGCTCAGAAATTTGCAGAAGTATATGGTATTGAAAAAATAAAACAAATTATTACCAACTGTCCGCAAAATTGTGATGTGTACCGTGAATGTGTTGGCGATACCATCATTAGACAAATACCCATTGGGGTATTTCAAACTGTCTTAGTAACACTTGGACATGAACCTAACCCACCAATAAAGGAGATAACCAATGACTAATCTACTAACCCCCCAAGAAGCTCTGCAAGCCTTGATTGATGGTCAAGATATTGAGTTTATAGAACAAGATAGTGATGAGTGGTTTGCATTTAATGAACGCTTTGCTATTAAGTATTTATATAAAGAAAACCTATCCTTTCGTAAAGTAAAAAAGCAAGAAATGATTACGATTGGTGATGTGTCGTTCCCTAAGCCTTATCAAGGTGAGATGGAATATAACGAAATCTACCATGTCCCAAGAATAGATTATAAATCGTTGTACAACAGCACACGTTGGGACGGTGGAGCAGAAGACCGTATGATGATGAGTAGGGGCTTGCTACACCTATCCAAAGAAAACGCCATTGCTCATGCTAAGGCTTTGATTCGGTTGAGTGGGGGTGAGATATGAAAACCTACACAGATGGTAATATTCTTGTACAAGCCGAGTCTATGACAGACGTTGAGTATTTTCGTGAGTATGACGGTGATATGTCTTATCCTGATGACAACCCAAAGATGGGTATGTTTGTAATGCATGGTAATGCACTAACAATGCACTGGGCATTTTACCCTGACCCTGATAATTTTTTTGCAAGATTTAAGGAGGTTAAAGATGAATGAATTAAAACGCCTAAGATTACCACAGGTCATTGAAAAAACAGGTTGGAAAAAGACCACCATTTATGACAAAATCAAAAAAGGCGAATTTCCAGAACCAAAAAAGGATGGCAGAACAACTTACTGGTTGTCCACTGACATTGACAACTGGATAGTAAGCCGATTCTAAACCCCACCCCCATGCCTTATGGTGTGGGGGTTTTTAGTTGATAAATATAATCCGCCCACACTTGAAGCATTTCACGCCTTTCATCAAGCCATTGTACACGGTTATATGCCCTACCATTACTATCTCTTACCTGATGACCTAGTTGCATCTCAATCATACGATAATCGTATTTGAATTTCTCTTCCAAAAGCGTGCGAGCGATTGCCCGAAAACCATGTGATGTTTGCTCGCTACTGTCAAATCCCATACGCCTTAGTGCTTGATTGAGTGTATTTTCAGATAAGGGGCGAGCTTGGGTGATTGCACTTGGAAAAACAAGCTCGCTATATGGACGATATTCTTTCATTTGCCGTAAAATTTCTATGGCTTGATGTGATAAAGGACTGACCATTTGTACACTTGTAGATTTTTTGGTTTTATTAGGCATGTATGTCCAAGTACCATTATCCAAATCCACCTGCTCCCAGGTCATATATCGTATTTCGCCAGGACGAGCAAACATGAGTAGCAAAAACATCAAGGCTTGACGAGTAACGAAATAACCATGATAGCCGTCCATTGCACACACCAAATCCCCAAGCCTTTTTTCATCAAGTATGGCAGGGTTGTGGCGGATTTCTCCCATCTTAAACGCCCCTTTGAGATTGATGGCAGGATTAGTGTCGCTCCGTCCTGTTGCCACAGCATAGGTCAGGGTTTGATTAATTAATGAGCGTACTTTTTCAAGTTTGGCAAAATGCCCTGCTTTTTCAATCGGCTTTAAAACAAGCATTAAATCAGGTACAGTAATGTCTGATACAGCCTTATTACCAATGACCGCCAACAATTCATCTTGATAATTCTGCATTTTCTCTTGGGTTTTTGGTGAGTAATTTTTGGTTTCTAGCCATTCTCTAAATACAGATTTAAAATCATTTTTTAAGGCATTTTCTTGTTTTTGACGCTCCAATTCAAAATAAGTCTTGGGGTCAATGTTTTGGGCAAGTAGTTTGCGGCAATCTTGGCAAGCAATACGGGCATCTGCAAGCGATAAAACAGGATAATCACCTAATTTGTACATTTGAGATTTTGTTGTGATGGGGTGTTTGTATTGCAAATACCAATATTTGCCCCCATTTGGAGTAATATTGATAACAAGTCCATTGCCATCATATAGGCGGTAAAGTTTATCTTTGGGTTTGGCTTTATCTATCTGTGTGCTAGACAGGGGCTTGGTTTGACGTGCCAT